GAAATTAATCATCGCCAGGTTACAGGGAAACCTTAACTTGTTGTTTGGTTGTTTCACCAAAGGGAACAAATCACCTTTTACTGAGGTAGGTAGCCCCCATCCAGAGACCAATAAGAATTTCTTCTTATTGGAGTACTGAACAGTTAGCCGTCTACGATCAGCTGCTGTGGATATACCTCTAAACATTATTGTTTAGAATCAGTTAACATATCGGGTGTATACACCCCTTGTTAATAGATCTAGCATGGTCCGCTTACCTAATATACGTCTTTCCAGAAGAGACTATAGAGTCCCAACTGAGGGCTTGGTTTGAATAACCAAACTTTAGAAGTACGATTAAGAGTTGCAGGCCATGTCTGCATAAATATTTTACTATCTATGAAGAACAATAGTGTTTTAAATAGAATCACATCCGTGGGGTTCTTGTCGAAAGACATGTTCCCTCACTGGGTGCGGCTTCTAATATGGTCACTACAGCTCGACAAGCCACTATACAAATTATTGTATAGACGTCTTGACACCTTGTGGTCCAATAATGGACCTACTTTCTTGTGTTTATACACAAAAGAGTGCGTCAGAGTCTTACAAGCATTTGTATCGGGCCATCCTATATACTCAACAAATGAGTTTATAGTTGGTCTAGTCGGGGGGTTACCCTCTATACTTCCTGGAAAGCTCCGCTCCCTGATTAGGGAGGGAGATTCCAAGACTATTAGGGGGGTACTGTCTCTCTTGCAGGTATACCGGGTACTTAAAGTACCTGGGAAACTTAAGTTGGGTACGATTACAGATCCTTTCAAGGGTCTGGAAAGTACACTTCCTAAGTATGAAATACTAAGAGCTATAGGGGAGTTAGGTCATTTAAAACCTAAACTACACCCCGTTTCTCTTAAGTATTTAAATACTGCAGGACCGAATCATAGCACCTCGATGCTTGGTATCTGAAAAGATATCATAGCATGGCGAGATTCACCGAATTTAGAGTCCTTACTTAAATTTATAAGTATGTTCCCTGATTCGGATGATTTCTTGTCTCTTTTAAAGAAAGAACTAAGTTATTTATCCACGGCTTTAAACCCGGGATTTATACTTGGTAAACTTTCTCAGAAAGAAGAGGCAGCCGGAAAGATTAGAGTGTTCGCGATAACTGATAGTATTACACAATCAGTAATGGCTCCACTGAGTGATTATATCTTCGATTTATTGAAGAAGAATCCCTCAGATGGTACATTCAATCAAGATGGTCCGTTAAAGAGATTAATATATCTCACCAACGCGACCAAGGAGATTGTATCACCTACATTCTATTCTTTCGACCTAAGCGCTGCAACCGATAGATTACCTATCCGTCTACAACAAGATGTTATGTCCACTATGTTCGGTGAAGAATTCGCCGAACTGTGGGCTAAAATCTTAGTAGATAGAGACTGATGAATCAAATTGGGGAAAGATCCAAAAGATCTTACTCCTCTGAGATATTCAGTAGGTCAACCTATGGGTGCCTTGAGTTCGTGAGCCATGTTAGCTCTTACTCATCACGTCATTGTCCGTATTAGTGCTCTTCGGGTAGGAATACCCGGGTTCACTCATTACGCCCTTTTAGGGGACGACATTGTGATCGCGAATGAGAAAGTTGCTAATGTGTATCATGAAATCATGACAGCAGTCTTAGGGGTCGACATAAACCTATCGAAATCTTTAAAGTCTAACTATGCGTTTGAATTCGCAAAGAGACTTATAAGATTAGATGGTGAATTGTCACCAGTGGGAGCAAAGAACTTATTAGTAGGTCTTAAGACATTGAAGGGAATACCTTCTATTCTTTTAGACTTAGTTAATAAGAACTTTGCCTTATCCGAAGAATCCGTTACTAATATGTACAAATCTATTCCAACAGTTCGAAAGAGCTGATTAGATAAGATTGTATGATTAGTGAAGGGACCCTTCGGATTTATTCCGACCGCAGATGGGTTAACAGCTTCTTTGAAGCTGACTAACTCGCTTTCTGCGGTAATGATGGATAGTCTCCTATCTTCGATGGATTTTGCCTTCTTCAAGGTAAATCTTAAAAGATGGGAGTCGAATGTAAAATACGCAGGTAAAACTGTGTATCTACTTCGTACTATTCAGTCATCTTCGAAGTTAGACTTTGATTTAAATCAAAGTCCACTTCTTAACAAGATGTTATCAGATTGAGTAATCAAAACTGATGACCTCTTGCGGAATAAACCGGTTAGGCGAATCATCTTTGATGATCCGTTTATGGTATTCACTAACTACTATCGGGAGGACTGGATGAAGCAAATGATGTATAACATCACTTACAAAATCAAGGTCCGCTCGAAAGAAGCTAGTCTACCATTGATGGATCCTTTTAGATCTGATTCGGTCCTTTTACCTTTACAATCGAATAAACGAGCAGATAATTTCTGAGCGTTAGTTCGAGAGATAGAGGATGAAAAGAGCCGCGAAAGGGGCTTCAAAGGTTGATAAACCATACTGAAGAACTTTCATGGAATCAGGATTCGGTATAGCCTCCCGAAAGGAGACGACGCGTAAGCGTACCGTATGCACTGAAGTCCAAAGATCATAACAAGATCCTGGATATGGGTTCTCTTCGAAAGAAAAGACTCTACTAGTGTAGAATCATGGTCC